ATTTATATGCTTATAATTTTCTAAAATTTCAACAAAATATAGATTTAGATTCTAAAATTAAAGGCAATAAATTAAAAGCTTATAAAATCTCTAAAAAAAGTTGGAATATAAAAACATATCCACCAATTGATTTTGTTGAAAATATAAAGTTTATTGGTAAACATAAAGTTTATGATTTAACTACTTCTGACCATAAAATTAATGCAAATGGTATTCACGTACATAATTCACCAGAGGAAGCATTCTTAACTACTGGTTCTAATGACTTTCCTGTTGCATTATTAAGGAATCAATTAAATAAGGTAATAGCTGAGAAACTTGATGCAAAGAAAGGACAAACAGTAGAAATTATGGTAGAAGATGGAATACCAAGATTAAAACCTGATTTAAGAAAAAAGCTACAACCAATAGACAGGTTTCCAACTAATGTTACTAATAAGAATGGAGCAATTGTTATTTATGAACCACCTATTCCTGATGCTCCACCTGGACTTTATAAAGCTGGATATGACCCTTATAGACAAGACCAATCAGAGGGAGAGTCTTTAGGGGCTTTTTATATTTATAAATCAAGAAATACATTTTCCTATACTGGTGATACTATTGTAGCTGAGTATGTTGGCAGACCTTCAACCTTTGATACTTTTAACTGGAATGTAATGATGTTAGCTGATATTTATAAGTTAGCATTAATGCATGAGAATGAAGTACCAGAGGTTATTTCTTATTTTAGGAATCATAGAAAACTACATAGATTAGCTGCACAACCTGACACTGTTATTTCTAAGAATGTGAAAAACAGTAAAGTAGCAAGAATATATGGTATTCACATGACAGATGCACTTAAAGATGCTGGTGAAAAGTATATTAAGAAGTGGTTATTAGAGGTCAGAGATGTGGATGAAAATGGAAATAAAGTGTTAAATTTGGAAACAATTTATAGTGTAGCTTTACTTCAAGAGTTAATTAACTATAATAGGAAGGGTAATTTTGATAGAGTAATGGCATTTATGATGGTGATGTTTCAGATAGAAGAAGATAATTCTAAGACATATGGAGAGGATAAATCACAAGCATCTAAAGTAGCCAATCAACTATTTGAATTAAATTTATTTGCAAAAAACTAAAACTATGGAATCTGTAACTGACTTACGCACAAAGAAACTATCAAGATTTGCTAAAGAAAAAAGTGGCAAACAATGGTATAAGGATATGATTGATTTTCTGGATTACAGAACTCAATTAAATTATGTTGATTTTGATATGGGTAGATATACCAATGATAGAATCAATTACAATCTCTTTAATGGTATTATTGACAAAAGAGATTTTGAGTACATCTATGCACCTTATGGTCAGGAAGTAGGAGAATTACCTGCTGACTTCACACATAAGGATATTATTTCTCAGAAGATTAAGGTATTATTAGGTATGGAAATGGAAAGACCATTTGCCTGGACTATTACTGCTGTTAACCCAGAAGCTACTACAAGAAAGGAGCAACAAAAGTTTAATATGATTAAACAATGGGTAATACAACAGATAATGCAGCCTATTAGAGAAGAGATTGAAATGGCTTATACTGAGAAGATGAAAGGACAACAACTTACTGAAGAAGAACAAGCACAAATACAACAGCAGATTGAGAAGGAGATGCAGGCAAGAACACCTGATGAAGTTCTTAAATATATGAAGAGAGAACATCAAGACCCTGCTGAAGTTATGATGAATCAATTATTGAACTATGTTGTTAAGGAACAGGATGTTGAGAGAAAATTTAATAAGGGGATGAAGAATGCTACTATTACTTCTAAGGAGATTTATTGGGTTGGAGAGATGAATGACAAGCCTGTAATGTATGTTGTTAATCCTCTGCATTTTGATTATGATAAGAATAATGATGAACCATTTATTGAAACTGGTGAATGGGCAGGAGTTGAATATTGGATGACACCAACTGAAGTAATTACATTCTTTGGTACTGAACTTACTGATAAACAGATTGATGATATTTATGAAAAGTATAATTTCAAAGGGCAAGAAGAAGTTTGGAATTTTACTGACCAATCTATTAGTGTTGGTAAAGTAAGAGTTTTACACAGAACTTGGAAGGCACTCAGAAAAATTGGTTTTCTCACTTTTATTGATGAAAATGGAGAAGTACAAACTCAATTGGTGAATGAAGGATTTAAAGCTAACAAAGAACATCCTGATTTTATATCTTTAACTTGGGAGTGGATTCCTGAGGTATATGAGGGATATAAGATTGATAATGATATCTATGTGAAACTCAGACCTGTACCTGGACAAACTAAAAATCTCAATAACCTTTATGAATGTTATTTGCCCTATGTTGGTGGTATTTATGATAATGATAATTCATTGCCTACTTCATTGATTGATAGAATGAAGGTATATCAGTGGTATTATAATATTATTATGTATAGGATTGAATTATTAATGGCATCTGATAAGGGAAAACTCTTATTGATGAACATTAATATGATTCCTACATCAGCAAAAATTGATATGGATAAATGGTTGTATTATGCTGATGCTCTGAAGATTGGATGGATGAATCCTAATGAGGAAGGAAATGCAGGAACAGATGTTACTAATGCAGCTAAAGAAATTGATATGAGTTTAATCTCTGATATTCAGAAGTATATAGAACTTGCTGAATATGTTGACCAAAAAGCAGGTCAGGTAATTGGAGTTACTAAAGAGATGGAAGCTCAGATTGGACAATATCAGGCAGTACAAAATACACAACAGGCATTAAGACAAGCTAACTATATTGTTGAACCTTACTTTGATTTTCATAATATTATTAAGAGAAATGCTTTAACTCAGCTCATGCATGTAACAAGAGCTGTTTATTCTTATAATGATGTGGAAGTACTTGATTATGTGTTAGATGATTTTAGCAGGGAAATTGTAAGGTTGGATAAGGAGTTACTTGCCATGTCCCATTATGGACTTTATATTACTGATAGTATGAAGACCATGAAAATTAAGGAAGCTATTGAACAGCTTGCTCTTACTGCTATGCAAAATCAAACTATTGAATTATCTGATGTTATTAAGGCACTCAAGAATGATAATATTACTACTGTTACTGAACAACTTGAAGTTGCAGAAGATAAGAAGTATCAGAAAGAGATGCAGAAAGTACAAGCAGATAATGAAGCAAGGATGCAGGAACTTGAAGCTACTCAGAAGTTTGAAAGAGAAAAATGGAAACATGAAGAGAATCTTGTTGTTCTTAAAGAGAAAGAAAGAAGAGAAACTGAACTTCAGAAACAAGCTATTCTTGCTATGGGATTTGATGAAAATAAGGATAGGAATAACAACAACATACCTGATGTCTTAGAAGTAGCTAAAGCAGCTATTGATGCAGAGGCTAAAGGTAAACAATTGAGTTTGGAAGAAATGAAATTTAAACATCAACAAGAGGTTGACAAGAAGAAACTTGAAATTGAAGAAAAAAAGTTGAAACAAAAACCAGCTAAAAGTGCAAGTTAGCTATTAACATTGATGTAACTCAATTCAGAATTAAAATGTATAATTATTAATATTTAATCTTAAATTTGTATGACTATGAAAGAAGAAGGTAAATTAACTGATTTCTCTTGGGATGAGGGAATAGAGTTCTTTGGAAAGACAGAGGCAATTGATGATACTGTTCAAGGTGTTGATTTTGAGGAAGAAGAAATCAAGAAACCTAAGAAAAAAGAAGAAGAGGAAGAAGAACATAAAAAACCTGAAGAACAGGAAGAGGAAGAAAGAACTGAAGAAAAACCTACTGAAGAAGAGGAAGAAGAAGACAAAACTAAAAAAAGAGAGAATCCTGAAAAGGATGAGTTCTTTGAACACAAAACTGATGAACCAGGAGAAGAAGATGAAAAATTCTTTAATACTCTTGCTTCCAGCTTAAAAGAAGCTGGTGTATTCCAAAATGTGGAAATACCAGAAGATGAAGAAATTGATGAAGAAAAATTCATTGAACTTCAAAATAATGAAGTTGATGCAAGAGTAGAAGAAGCCATTGAGGGGTTTATGGAAGAGTTAGATGATGATGCTAAGGCTTTCCTTAAATTCAAGAAAGAAGGTGGTGATACTCGTGAGTTCTTTAAAGCTGTGCAACAAGAAGTTACACTGCCTAAAGGAGATTTGGAAGATGAAAATTATCAGAAAAAACTCATTGAGTATTATTATAAAACTTATGAGGGAATGGAAGATGATGAAGTATCTGACCTTGTAACATGGCTTGAAGATTCTGGTAAACTTGAAAAAAGAGCTGCTGCTACTGAGAATAAAATTCAAAAGAAAATTCAACAGCAGAAGGAAGCTCTTATTAAACAACAAGAAAAACAGAAGTTAGAGCAAGAAAAGAACAACAAGAAGTTCATTGAAACATTGAAGAAAACAGTTGAAAGTACTGATGAAGTTAATAACATTCCTATTACCAAGAAGGATAAAAAGGAATTGTTAAACTACATTACCAAACCAACAGTTAAAGTTGGTAAAAATAAGTACTTAACAGCATTCCAAGCAGACATGCAAAATGTAATGGATGATACTGAAAAACTCATTTTAATTGCTAAATTAGTAAAAGATGATTTTGATTTGTCTGACATTATTAAAAAGGTAGAAACTAAATCAACTGTTAACTTAAAGAAAAAACTTGAGAAACAAAAAACTAACCCTATAATTAAGCGTTCTGGAAGTTCTGCAAGAAAATCATTGTCGGACTATTTTTAATATTTAAACTATGAAACTAAAAAATGGATTAATAACAAAGCAAATGCCTTGGCACGCCAATATGACAGAAATGAATCATCTTGGTGCTGCTTTAATTGCTAAACCTGCTGTGTTTGAGAGTAAGATGAATCAAATCTTTACAGCATACAGGTATTCTGATAACCCCCTTACTACATCACTTGTAGGCACTGGAGCAGAAGAAACTATTGGCTCAACTGAATGGGAATGGCAGATGAGAGGCTCAACAGGAAGACCTCTTGTTGTAGTTGAAGATACATCAAGCTCTGGTGGTGGAAAAGGTAAAACTTCTTTCCCATTAGTACTGGATGAAAACTGGTATTTACCAGGTGATATTATTTTCCCTGGGACTACTAATAAAAGATTCCAATGTCGTATTCAGGAAGTTGGTAGAAAACGTGGAACAGGAACTATGTATCTTGTCAGATTAATGTCTGATGATGATGCAGCTTTTGTACCTGCACAATATCTGAAACCAGGACAGCAGTGGGGTAAACTCTACTCGCAGTATGAAGAAGCTGCTGAACAGTCTGGTAGTACTCAGTACAGCCTGCCTTTCACCCTGATTAACAGGATGTCCAGATTCCGTAAAAAATACAAAGTGACTGGTGATGCTTCTGATGAAGTTTTGGCAGTAAAAATTCAGGACAGCAAAGGTGCATGGCATGATAGCTGGATTAAGTATGCTGAGGTTGAGTATTGGCAACAGTGGTACAGAGAACTTGAAAGAGGTTTCTGGTATTCACGTAGTACTGATACTGTAATTGGTGCAAATGGAAGACCTATTTACACTGGACCTGGCTTGCAAGAGCAGCTTGAAGATGGTCATATTTACAGGTATTCTCACTTGACTGCAAAACTCATTGAAGAATATCTTATGGATATCTTCTATTCCAGAGTTAAACCTGGCAGTCAACGTAAAATCAAAGCCTTTACTGGTGAATATGGAATGTTAATGTTCCATAGAGCTATTCAGGCTTGGGCTGAAAAAACTGGATTTATCCAGATTGTACAAGACTTAACTATGAGCAAAACAAGTTCTTCTTATACATCTAATGCATTGCAGGCTGGTTATCAGTTTACAAAGTATGTGATGGCAAATGGAGCTGAACTTGAGTTGATTCACAATCCTCTGTATGATGACAGAGAGATTAACTTTGAGATTGACCCTCTCACTGGTTATCCAACTGAAAGTATGAGGTTTACATTCCTTGACTTCTCACCTGCACAAGGTAAATCCAATATCCGTATTATCAACAAGAAAAATGGTTACAAACTTGGTTATGTAGCTGGTTTATCAAATCCTTATGGACCTAACAATGGTAAACTTATGAGCCATGCAGGTAACTATTATGAAATGCATGTTGAGAAACAAATTGGTTTACATGTGGAAGATGTTACTCGTTGTGGAGAGCTAATACTCTCACGTAATTAATTTTTTCATCACTTGAAGTAAAGAGGGGAAACCCTCTTTACTTTTTAATTTTTAACTAAAAAACTTAAAAATATGTTAGTAGAAGTAAGACCAATAGAGAGAAAAAAATGGCATGGTAAAAAAGGTGAGGAAACTTTTTCCCAACCTGTTGTAATTGAATGTCTTTATGACCCTGCTACTGGAAAGTATGCAACTGGTTTGACAGACAAAGACAGAAAGAGGTTGGAAGCTGTAACAGGATATGATTTATCAGATTCATTCAATGCAGCAGAACCACACCCATTTTGGAGTACAAGTACTGCCAGAATTAAGTTGCCATACAGAACAGTTGTATTTGATACAACTGTACCTTTAGATGAAATAAAGGTGAAAGTATTGAAAGCAAGCAAGTTTGTGGCTAATTCATTAAAAGAGTATGAAGAAGGATTATTCCCTGAAGCTACTCATGTAATTTATGATGAAAATGAAGAAGTTGCTATTAAAGCATCAAGGATTCAGAAGAAACAACAAGCATTCAAATTAGCTCTTAAAATGAGCTTGGATGAAAAAGTAAACATCATAATGATTATGTCGCATAAATCAGTAAGAAATCAATCTCAGGATTATGTAGATGTTGAAATTGATAAACTGATTGGAGAACATGCTGCTGAGTTCATTGAAATAGCAAAAAGAGATAAAAAAGAAAACTATGTAAGAGCTTCATTACTTGAGGCAATTCATAGAAATATTTTAACCAAAGAAGGAAATGCTGTCTATTACATGGGTGATAGAATTGGTGATACATTTGATGATGCAGTCAACTATTTCCTCGACCCACAAAATCAAAATTTGAAGGCAGCAATCCTTGAAAAACTTAACAGCTAATGACTATACAGGAAATGCATTATGATTTCAAGTCTAAACTTAATAAGATAGACAGTAACAGTTACAGGAATATGAAGATTCCTGAAATTGACTGGAAACTTAATGAGGCACAAGACCTGTTTATAATGCTTGTTGCTGAACCAAGAATGAGAACATTCTTAGGATTTGAAACTTCACAAAAGACTATTGATGATATATCTTCTATTGTGATTGATGACTATGAATGTAATCTTTCTTTAATGCCTAATAATCCTGACCCAACTGCATCCATGCCTGATGATTATCTGTATCATGTAGCTAATCATGTTTATGCCAAAAAAGATGAATGTGAAGCTAAACTAAATACCTTTATTATACAGCATGATGATAAGGCAAACACAAAAGAGTTTTATCAACCATCATTTGAGTGGAGAGAAACCAATGTCAGGTTTTATTCAGATGGTATTAAAATATTTACTAACAATGAATTTGAGGTAACTAAATTTACTTTAGATTATATAAGAAGACCCTCATTTATGCATTATGCAAGTGGGTTTTCACAGGATGGTTATAAATTACCAGGTGATACTACACCATTAACAGGTTCTCAAAACTGTGAACTTCCAGAACATACTCACAGAGAAATTGTTGATTTGGCTGTATTAATTGCCACAGGTGATTTAGAACTTCCTACTGCATACCAATTTAAAATTGGAAAAACTAAATTAACACAATTAATTAACTCTTAAAATTTAAAATTATGAACAAGACAAATGATGTTTTTCGTTTAATTTATCCTGAAGGAGACCCTGCAACTGCTGGTGATAATGTAAATTTATTACTTGACCCTGCAACTACTTATTCTTGGGGTGTATATAATGCTTTAACACATGAAGCTTTAAATGTTTCTACTGGTGGTGGAGCTCCTGTTGATTTTACAGGAGATAACAACAATTTTTACATTGCTAAAAATTTCAATGGTAAAATCTTTAAATCACCAGGACAATATATATCTGCAAAAGATGTTTGGTCTATGACATGGAAAGTAATGGGTGCTGGTAGTCAAAATGGTATTATTAAACTTACACCTACTGCTATTAATAAAGATGAAACTTATGGTATTAAACTTGAGTTTAGAGGAAACTCTGAACTTTATACCAGATTTGGTTATAATGCTGCTACTAAAATTTTTATTGCTGATACTTCATGTGACCCAGCAAATCCTGAACATGAAGCACTTACTCAATGGGCAGAATCTATTATCAATGATGTAGATGGTTTTTTTGGTGTAAGATTACTTGATACTGGAGGAACTCCTATTACTATGACTGTACCTGCTTCAGAATGTGGTGGTAATGATACTCTTGTAAGACTTGATTACCAACCTGGTTATACTGAATCTTGTGATGGTTCAGGTACTCAAATAGATCAACCAAATAAAGAAACATTCTTAAAAGCTCTTAATGTATTTAGAACATTTGCTGGTACTGGTAAT